CTATTGCATTATTCATGCCGCTGTAATTAATTTCTAAATCAAAATCCTGACTTTGATTTTTAGGATCAAAAATATTTAGAATGTCAAACATCTTACAACTTAACCTGGAGAATATTATAGCATCACTTAGTATCGCTACTACTACTTTTGATTTGTTTTTTACAGTTTCCATCGCTTAGTTTCTTAAAGGTTGAACATTAGCAAAAACCCTGTCAAACAACTGATCAAAACTTTGTTTAGCCTTTGGCGATAATTCATTTACATTGATGGTAACGCACTTGTTTCTATTTAAATAAGTAGGATGTGTGTAAACAGGAGTTTCTGTTACTGCATTACCTTGAAACAAGGATTTGATTCTTTGTATTAAGCTACTGTTATTCGCTTTAATACCATTTTGTTTTGTTTGCATTTGTATTATGGTTTTAAAATTACACAATAAAAAAAGCCGTCAGCTTTCCCGTTGCAAACAAAACATTTAAAGGTTCAGTTAATAATACCATTACGATATTACTGCGGGGGTCTGACGGCTCGATCTTCAATACTGTAAATCTCGCGGGGACATAAAAAAACGCCTTAACCGATATGTTGGTTAGGCGGTGACGCTTAACCTTTAAATGTAATTTTGTTTGCATTTCAAATATACAACAGTTTTTTTGATGTGCAATACCATTTTAAACAAATCAGCTAATAATGAACAAATATACTTCATTAAGAATATATTTTGTTACATAAAACGAATAAAAACAATAATTTAGAATTGTTACAAATAAAAAAACCGTTCAACTCGAACGGTTTTTTTTAAATATTACTTTTTTTCGGTTGGCTTATCAAACCAAAGCATCATGAAACCTATAAGAAGAAGAACACCTCCAAGAATCATTGTATTTTGCTTATCTTGCATTAATCCCAAATTATTAACCCTTTCTGGTAAACCATAAGCATTGCCACTGGCATATTGAACCGCTATACTCGTGTCCATTGAAAATGCAATAAAAAGAGATATTAAACCTGATGCGAAAGCCAATCCACCTACAAAATTATTAATTGACATAAATATTATATTTTAGTTAGTAAGCATCTAATATACAAATTTAACTCCAATTTGTATTTTTATATGCCCAAATTGAATGCGGAATATCTATTTTTTCAGAGCTACCTGCTATGAACTTTTTATTTAAAATAGCTTGTGTCGTTCGCTTCAGTTCTTCAAGAGTTTCCTTACCGTAACTATTGGTAGTTTGCATCATTTGAAACTCACTTAATTTTCTATGGTCTTGATTGAATCCTGATAAAATGGAAGCTCGTATATAGCGGTTGTAATCTTCAACAGATTTATGTACAATATCGCCTTGACCTAAGTTTGCAAGAGTTGGCGTGTTTGGTGTTAATCTTGGATTGGAACCGTCGCCTTTAGTAATAACCTCACTTACAAAACCATCACCAACCCAAGCAGTTTCTGCTGGACCACCTTTACGACCCATTTTGTATTTAGGTATTGGTGTAGCTAAAGCCGCTGCTAATTGTATCGCTCCGACTACTCCGGCTGCAATAGATCTGGCTACTTTTGTATAAGGATCTCCTTCGGTCCATGCTTTGATAACTGCAAGAGCTGTTGACATCGCAATCATTGAAACGTTTAACGCTTTATCAAAAACGGCTTGTTTGTGCTGTGCCGCTCTTTTCTTTTTCTCTAAAGCTTCGTTCTTTTTGTCTCTCTCCTTTTGCAATAAGTCTTTTTGACGTTCGTCATTACCGGCTAACTCAATTTGCTTATCGTAATACTCATTATTTTTGTCAATTTCTTCATCAATCTTTTGAATTTTACGCTCTGTAAATGCATTGGCAAGATTCCCAAGTTCGTTGGTAACATCCATTGCAATTTCTAAAGTCATTACCGCTTTTTCTTTAGCGGTCATTACCTTTGTTTCTTCGTCTTTTTCGAATTTGTCAAGTCCTAATTCAGAAAGTTTAGCTTTAGCATCGTAAAGCTTTTTTTCAAGCGCCAGTATAAAGGCATTTGATTTCTCGGAACCGTCGCTTTGCTGCTTATAGGCTGCTAATTCTAATTCAGTATTCGCAATAAGTATTTTAGCTAACTCTTTGGCAGCGTTTAATTTTATATTGAATAAATTCTCTTCATGCTTTTTGGCTGCATCTTCGATTTCTTTATCACTCAATAATTTGTCTTCTAAAATACTTTTGTATTCCTCATTTTCGATGGCTACTGCTTTATCAGATGCTATTTCTACTTCTGTAGTTTTCTTTAGCAAATCATCAGTAAATACTTTTTCGTCAAAAACTCTTATTTTATCAATTTCATCAGATGTTTTTTTATTGATGTCAATGATTTTATTTTCCGCATCTTCTTTGATTCTGATTTTTTCGTTAGCATTTAATTTGTCTTTTGCCAGAACAAATTTATCAGCATCTAATAAATGCTTTTTAGTCAAATTTATTAAGTCTTCTTGTTTTGTCTGGCTAATAATTGCTGCTTGAATCCTAACATCATCAGTTAATTCATCATTAGATACAATTTCTTGATTTAGTTTTATCGCTCTTTCCAGTCGTTGTTTCTCTAATTCATAAAGAGCGTCTGAAAGCCTTTTTTCAGCATCTAGTCTGTCTTTAGCTTCTTTTGCTAAACGTGTTTTTCTTTGAGCGTCCGTTTCGGCTTCAGTATCAACTGAATTTGCTTTTTTGGGAGTTGTAAGCTGTGTTATTCTTGCTTTTGCCGCTGTATTTACCCCTGATTGAAATCCTATCTGCTCTTTAATATCCGTAACTCTTTGAAGTAATGCCTCATATCCATCACCAAACTTGACAATGGTTTTTTCAGCTTGCGCCTCTGCTAGTCGTAATTCTTTATTTAATTTTTTAATTTCAGCAGCGGCTCCCTTGCTTGCATTTAATGCTAAATCAAACTTATCTTGTGGGCTTGCATTTTGCTGTTTTGCTTCTTTATCAAAAACATCTTTTCCTCTTTGTTGCGCACTTAAAACAACTGCTTTATCCATTTGCGCTTGCGTAGAAACAATGTCTTTCAGTAATTTCAAGAAGTCAGTACCCATGTCCATCATTGTTCCAAAGAAATCACCAAAGAATCCTCCTGTAGGGCTTTCATTTAATGTTCTGATAAAATCAGTCCATTCATTAGACATTCGATTTGTTTTAGCCGTTAAGGTTTCCACTTTTCGAACATTTTCTATTCCGTAAGCAATTTCCATTTGACGCGCAAACTCGGGTAAAACTTCCGCTGACATAAGTTCTCCGGCTTTCATCATTTCACCAAGCATTTTTTCAGTAACCTGTAGTTCTGGGTGCAATGCTTGAACTGCTTTTGTCATGATACCCATTGAATTTGGCAATGCTTCTGATAATTGTCCTCTAAGTTCCTCCGCCTGAATAGTACCCTTTGACATCATTTGGTTTAAAGCTAAAAATGCTTTTTCCTGTCGTTCTACTGACAAACCTAAAACACCACCGGCCTTAGTAATACTTCCGAAAATTTCCTGTATTTCATTTCCTGATATTTTATCTTTTGCCGACGCATAAAAGCCAATAAAAGATCCTGTGAGCGTATTAATATCCGCACCATAATCCATTGCTATTTTTCTCAGAAACTGCTGTTGTTCCCCAAAGTTTTTTTGCGTTCCAGTAACTGTTTGTAGGGCTAAATCTAAAGACTGTAATTCTTTTGTTTGTTCAAAAATATCAGTTGTTACTGATGCAAATGCACTTACGCCTCCAACTATTCCAAAAGCTCCAAGCAAACTGCTGGCGCTTCCTGCAATTGATTTGAATGCGCTTCCGTAATTACCAACGTTTCTTTGGTTTCTTCCAATCTGGACATCAAGTTTTTTAAGTGCATTTTCTTGATTTAAAATATCTGCGGTAAGCTTTCTTCCTTGTGCTGAGTTTTCTCTTTCTGCTGCGCTTAATTCCTTCCATTTTGCGGTATTTAATGAAAGTTGCGCCTGTATTTTTTTATAAGAACCCTCCAAAGCCATATTTGCAATGACTTGGAGTTTTGTAATTCGTGTATTTTCAGCGTTACCAGCATTTTGGGATTTTTGGGAGCGCTCTTGTTGCTGTTGAAGTGAAATTACTTGCTTGTCTGTTTTAATCTTTTCTTGTTTTATTTTTTCTAGAGATACTTCAAGTACTTGCTGCTCTTTTAAAGAAAGTAATGTTTGTTCCGTGACTAATTTTAAATCATTTTTTTGTTTAATAAATTCTGTTTGATTTTCACTTCTTCGAAGCTTTACGTTTTCGGCATTAAGCAAAATAATAGAATCTACAAATTCCTTGTTTTTACCAATGGCCAAATCCAATGTTTTAGCATATTCACCGCCCCAAGCTAATGCTTCATCGGTAATAATTTCTTTTCTGGTTATCGTACCTTCGGCCATAGTTATTTCTTTTTAGCGTTTTGTTTTTCTATTACTGCTACTTTCTGTTTGACTTGGTTTTCTAAGGAGTAGAACTTTTCTACTGAAACCGTATAAAAGTCAAAATCATACCCTAAAATTGAGCTGTAGCTTGCCATTACGTTTATAATTGTTCCGGCACTGTCAGTATTGCTTTTTTCTTCTTTAGGAAGGCTATTTTTGAATATGTTTATTTTTTGGATAATCCCCTCACATTCGCGTTCTACACGCAATAAATCTTCATTGTAGTTTTGCTGATTAAAGCGGTAGCCGTAATCCAATAACATGTCAATAAGTTCTTGGTGAACATCAAATTTCAAGGCTTCAACAGCACATTTAATGACAACATATTTCTTTTCCAGAAACTCAATTTCTTTAGAAAGGCTGAATACTTTTTGGCTGTTTTGTTTGTTGTATTTATCTTGATATTCCTGATACATCACTTCCCAGATTGAAACCAATTCTTCGATAGGAGTTTTTTCATCTGAAAGACGTGTGATATCTAAATCATCAATGATTTCAATTAAGGTGATCATTGGGATTTTACGGAGTGTTTTGTATATCATAATCCTAAATTTTAAAAATGAATTCATGTACAAAAACCCTTCTTTCTCCGAAATCTTTTAAAAAAATATCCTTATCCCATTTTGAATTATCAGATCGCATAGAAGGATCGCAATAATTTGTATAAAAATATTTTTCGTCCTCATCTACTATTTGATATAATTTCAAATCATTTCTTGAAGTGGTATAATAGTCTCCTTTTTTGGGGTGCCAATTAAAACCATCATAATACTTTAATGATAAAGCTTGTAGTTTCTGTTCAATTGTCAATTCTGTTCTCATAATCCTAATTCTTTACGGTAATAATTCAGTACAAATGGTTTTAATGCTACTTTGATAAAGGACCTTAAATCTTCGTCACTTAATCCAAAAACATCATGTGAAAGCCAATCTTTGCTGGTTAAAATGGTATTGTTTTTTGAATCGGTGGAAGTAAATGAAACTACATTGTTTTCTATTTTCATAACAAAACCTTTGAGCCAATTACCGGTATCATCACCCGTAAAAGAATCACCCGCTTTTTTTCGACCTCCTGAAAGAACTTCAGTTGCAACAGAATAATATCCTAAGGCTTTACCGTAAATATCCTCACTGTCTATACTGATTCTATTTTTATTCAATTTTAACAAAGTAGATTCATGGTTTTTTATTTCAACAAACAAAGCATCCTCCACTAATTCTGGAGTGATACGTTTTGATTTATCAAGCTGTTGTTGGAAGTTTGCCATGGTATTTTTATAAAAAAAGAGGCTAAACCATTGAATGATTGTAGCCTCTTATGCAATAAGTTTGAAATATTATACTATTCGGAAACTACTTCTGGATCATTGACTTTTATGTCAGTTACCTTTTTAGTGGCTATTTTAAAAGCTTTTTTTAGTTCCGATAAACGCTCTTTTTCTGGAATGCCTTTGAATACCCAAGTATTCTCAAATTCCAATTTGAATTGCTCGAAAGTTCTGTTATAGTTTTCAGCAAACGTAATTCCTTTGTATTGGTTACGTTTCATGCTGTTATACTACAGTTATTGGAGCTGGAGCAACGCTTTCGTAGGTCGCTTCCGTTTGAGAAACAATACCGTTTAAGTCTACTACGTGACCTGTTACAAATCCAGTCCCAGTCAATTCGTAAATACCATTAGGATCTGCAGTTACAAATGAATGAGTAACAGCAACGCCTAAAGCAGTTTTCAAAGTAACATCAGCAGTTTCTAAAGATGTTACCACATCACCGGCACAACCAGCATCAACAGTAAACTTTATAGATGTTGAAGAAGCGCTTACAATATTGATGTTTACATCAAAAATACCGTTCAACTCGATGTGCGACCAAGTAGGTTTTGCAATAACACCGTTGTTTTCAAACTCTTTATAATCAGCATATTCCAAAGTTACCGGAGTGTGAGCCGGTTTGTCTGGCATTGCGTCAATGCGTTTTCCAACTGTAATTGTTACCAATTGCCCTTTTACTTTCACACCATCTGGAGTAGTTCCTTTAATTTCCTGAGCATCTGTAAACTCATAGATTCTCATTTTCTTACCGTTGTAAGAAGTCAAAGCATCATGAGAACAAAGACCTAAGAAACAGTTGAAAGTTCTGATTTTCTTACCGTTTTTAGTCTTGTACTTACTATTTCCTTCAAAGAAAGTATCTTCAGTATCAGCAACAGCTAATTCTTCGATTTCAAACAATGGTATGATTTTCTTTAAATCAATATCAGCTTTCCATGAAGCTAATGTTTTGGCAGCAGCCAAAGTGGCAAATTCTTGCTCATCAGTGGCTAACGCGTGACGAATAACAACACCTTCAAGGCATTGCTCATTCGCACCTGTGTTTTTATTGGATTGCCCTTCTTTGTGGCACTCTACGATTACACTCATAGGTTCTATTTTTTTATTGGTTACAATTAAATATGTATTTCAATTCTCCGTTAATCGAAAAGATGTGAAATGGCCGTGTGTCGTTTAGTTTAATGTTTTGAATATTGAAATCTTTCAACACGTTTTTCAATTCTTTTTCAATTCCGGTAATTTCTAATGCTTTTATTCTTTGAATCAGCTTCATGCAAATGTCCTGAGCTTCTGAATCTGTTAATTCAATGGGTTGATTTGTTGTAGTCGATTTAATTTTACTTAAATTCAACATGAATACAATCTTTACTTTGGCTATGAACAACTTTCCATCTTTGGTTGTGTGCTCATTTGAATCAACAAAAAATACATTTCCTCCTTTGGCTTTCTGATCATTGTAATACACCTCTTTCGATTCAGTGTTTGATATCATAACCTCCGGAACTAATGAATTGCCATCCTTGTCTAATCCTTTCAAAACACGTCCGTAAAAATCAACATTATCAAAACCAAGCGAAGCGCTTAAAGCGTTTTGAATGATTTGTATTTTATGGTCGATTCCTTTTGCGGGATAGTTATTGTAGTTTGCCATATTACCAAGGATTGCCATTTTTTACAATTGCCTGAAGCGGAAATATTACTTTCTGTGCTTCGGTAATTGCATTTTTAAATTCATATTTTATGCCTTTGGCCACGTAAAAACCTCCATCGTTTCTAACACCTTCAAGATCTAATTTCAAAGATTGAAAAGTTAGTTTTGCGTTTCTGTCAGCGAGGTTTTTTCTTCCAGATGAAATGAACAACTCCAGCATTTTTATAGCGATGCAGTACCCAATAGCATCATCAAACAATCGCGGTCTGGAAATGATAATCTGCGAATAATCAACAGCTTCATCATAAGAAGTATGCTTATCGAAAATAGCAGTCAAAACCTTCATTACGGATTGTTTTCTAACAGAAGAAAGGAGGTCGTTAAAATCAACGGCCTCCATATCTATTTCAGGAACTGCTGCATAAACATTCTCAACAGTAACGAGTTGGTGAAAGGAATTTACTTTTCTTTCTGAATCTGCGGATAGAACCTCCTCATCTATCTCAATTGCAAATGCAGTGTCTAAAGGTTTCTCCCAGCCAATTCTAGTTACTAATGATGCTATGCTTAGTTCACTATACATATTATGCTGATGCTACAAGGTTAGCTTCGAAGATCAAGATTTGCTCTTCATTCATTTCGTCAACATACTTAGCTAAAGTTGCATCTAGGTTAGTAGATTTGGCTTTAGTAGCTTCATAAGCTAAATTGATCGCTGCAATTACAGAAGTTTTAGTATAAGAAACTGTTTTGTATAAATATGCAGCATCACCTTCAGTTTGAACATCAATTGAAGCTGTAGCTTCTTCACAATCTAAGATGTAGATATTGTCGATGTTGTTGATTACCGGCAATACAATTGCTTGAGAAGATGTGAACTCTTTGATAGGATCATTTTTATGGTATTTAGAAACCAAAATAAAATCATCCACTTTTTGATAATCAACCGCTTTATCAGGGAATGTTTCTTCTGCCAATCTACCGTAAGTCAAGGAACCTACATTTAAATCAGTCAAGAAAACCACCGCATTATCAGCCCAAGGCTTAACAGATTTTTGTTTACCGTCTTTTTCAACTAAAACGTGTCTGTCTATTACCTGAATAGTAACTCCGTAAGCGGCTTGTAAAAATTCATTAGCTTTTTCAACAGATTGAACTGGAGGAATGTTTGTACCAACAAAATCACGATAGAAAGCGTATTGCTCTCTTACTTGCTGATTAACTTTGAATTTGTTCCAAGTAGGCTTATCCATCAAAATGTATCTGATTGTGTTTCCTGATGGCCTGGCAGCTTCAATTACTCTATCAATATCATCAATAGGTTTTGCGGCAGAATCTGACCATCCTTTTGCTACACCAAATTTATTTGCTGCTGGATGATTGAAGTTTACTCTGATTCCAAGACCAGGATTATCATCATCAGCCACCAAAATCATACCCGTAGATACTGCTTGGTGAAACATGAATTCCAATCGTTCCCAAACCCCAGAAACAACCTTATTTGTATCAGCAAAAAGTTTTCTTAAAACCTCTGAGTCCTGACCGCCAACCGCCAAAAGAATGTTTAATTCATTCATGGTAGTTTCGTTCAAAGCCAGTTTCATACCGATTTTAGGAATTTCACCGTCTGCTTTTTTAAGAGAATCTCTTTTTTTCAATGGTAAACTTGAATCCATTGCAACTACATCAGCAGAAACAACGGTGTTTGATGTTGACAAAGAACCCCAACGAAGTGTTGGTGAATATTCTTTTTTCAACATAGTTCTGTGTAGGTATGTTAACGGGTTTGTGGTTCCGTTTAATTTTTCTACAATCTTTTGGGTAAACATTTTAAAATATTTATCCACCCACGCAGGGAATAATGACTTTTCCATAACTTAATTAATCTTTGGTGAATAAAATGTGAGTCAATGCAGTTTTTGCACCTACAGGAATAGCTGGTAATTCATAATTGATTACAGCTCCTTCGTTAACGTCTCCGCCTAACATTACAGACGCAAAAGGTCTTTTAGTTAGAATGGTAGCGATCAAAATACCTTTGTAGGTATGATTGGCTGGCAATTCTTCATAAGCTCCAGTTACAATTTTCAAAGGTTTATGAGCTCCGGTAGCAGTTTCAACAATGATAACTCTACCCGCCTTTAAAACTTCTTCAGTAATTCCTGTAACATCCAAAGTTTTACCTCCAGGAATGTCATAAGTTACTGTTTTGATAATAACACCATCCAAAGTTGTATCAACCTGAACCGGTGTATTACTTAAATCTCCCTTTACGTTCGACATAATTTCTAATGTGTTTTGTTAATAATGATTTACATGTTCTCAACAATGTCTCCAACTAACTTTTCATCAACTGCATTACTTGGTTTGCCTTGACCGGCTCCAGGTGCATATTGATTTGCGTCTGCAGTAGTTTGAACCATTTTACCAAACATTCCCTCCAAGCCTGTGATTTGGTCTTCGAAAGTAGTTTCTGATTCTAGGTCCACATTTTTCAACATAAAGCCTTTAGTTTCTTCGTCTAGTTTTTTGAAAACTTCCGATTTTTCAAGCAATGATTTTGCCTGATCTAATTTGCTTTTTTGAACGTTTCCAGTTTTTATAGAATCGATGTCAGATTTTAGATCCCCAAATTTCTTTAACATTTGTTTTTCAAATGCAGTCATACCTTCGGTTTCCACTTCTTCTTCCCCTTCTTCTGATGTAGCTGGCTTTTTCTTTGCTGCAAGTTCCTCCGCTTTCTTTTTATCTGCTTCAAGGGTGCGAGTTCTATCATCCCCTTTTGCGATATCTTCGATGCTTAATACATCATTGAAATCGTTGATTACTGCATCAATAGCTGTGTCATCAGCATCATCTGCTGGTTTTTTTGCAAGTTTATCCGCAATTGCGTCTAGCCTTTGTTGTGATAAATTAGCCTTAGGGAATAATGCCTTAAGTCTTGCAATCACTTTTGATTTTTCTACTGCCATAATTGTGAGTATTTGTTTCTTAAATATTTAGATAACAAATGTAACATATTTTGTTCTATTTAGAATAATTCTAAATAATATTTTTAAGGCATAAAAAAAACCGCATAGTTACTATTGTTCACTATGCGGTTATAAGCAGTAATTCTTCCACAGAAAGCAAATGTTTATTTGCCCGCTTTAGGTGTTGTTAACTATTTCATGATAAAGTACTTTTATTTAATTTTCTATAAGAACATCTGACTTATTTACTGATAAAAGAACAGGTTGTAATGCCTGATTGAAAGTTGATATTGAAAGCCATAATTCACCTGTTTTAGCTATTTTTTTAATTTCTTCCTCTGATAACTTCCAGCATGTTACGACATTCCCTTCATCATCTTTGAAAGCCGGCAATGAATTATATTCTTCTTGATTTTCTGCAAAAACTACATTTGCTCCTTTAAATTTAATTGGATCCATTATGTTTTAATTTATATGTTAATCTATTTTCCATCCTTGAAAGCTCAAACCAAAGTGCGTTACTTGGTTTTTATCTTTGTATTCGTTCCCTCGAACATTTACACTTACTTTTACTTGCTGACCTATTTGAAGATTATTTAATAGATCACATTTTTCTTTTATGAATTCAATTGGTAGTTTTTGCGGGTATTGTGCGTCCGTTTCTACTACCAATATTTGCTTTTTCATTTGGTTAGCTCCAATTAACTCTACTTCACTTTTGAAATATACTTTTCCGATTACTTCTCCTTTGTCCATTTTGTTACTTGTTATTTAAAAATTACTTGTCTGATTGAGTTCTTGTGATTGTATAGTCTTTCGATGTTTGACAGGTACAACTTAACGCTTGCCTGTCTATCCATAATCATTGGCGCTTCGGCTAT